GTACTTTCCTGGTCTGCTAGGTCAGGAGCAAGCCAACCTGCTACAACAACAAGCCCAGCGACAGGGGTTGCTCGGTATCGGCATGGGGCTATTGCAATCTGCTGCACCTTCTACCACTCGTCCTAGTCTGGGTGCTGGTATCGCACAGGGGTTGGCGACTGGACAGCAGATGGCGCAGAACGTCTACGCTCAACGTCTGCAAGAGGCGCAGATCGCGCAGAAGCTGGCTGAGCAACAGAGGACGTTGCAGCAGCAGGCGCAAATGCGTCAGTTGTTCCCGCAAGTGTTTCAAACGACGACAGAGCGCGGGGCATTGGCTGGCGAAGAAGGCCCAGTACCGACTGCGGAACAACGTATCTCAATTGATCCTGCGAAGTTGGCTTTGTTGACGTCTGTTTCTCCAGATCCTATCGCTGCACTGGCTAATATCTCAAAGATAATTCCAGAGTTGCGGAAGGGTGGAGTGTTGAGCGGAACAGCAATGGGAGCAGATCCATTTGCTGCGTTTATGGCGAGCGACAATCCAAACATTCGAGCAGTCGCACAGCAATATTCTAGTTCTTATCAACGTGGCACTCTTGACGATACACAGATCAATCGTGCTATGGAAGCACTAGGAAAGATGGCGGAGACTGCTGGCAAACCGATTGCAGATATTGCGTCTTATGAGAATTATCGCAAGCAAGAAATTGCAGAAGGTCGAGCGCCTAAGTCATACGAAGAATTCCTGATTAACTTGCGTAGATCAGGAGCAGGAACAACTAGCACTATTGTCTATCCTCCTGGTGCTGTTGCTCCTGGAACTTCAGCACAGAATAAGATTGATGAAGCCTTGTTAGGATCTGGATCGCGGTTGCAGGTTCTCAATCGAATTTCCGAGGCTTATAGACCTGAGTTTTTGCAAACTAGGTTTAAGGTTGCACAAGGTCTTGTTGAGCTTGGTGAAAAACTTGGCAGAGAACCTAACCCAGAAGAACGTCAGAACCTTGAGCAGTTTTCTAGGTTCCGGCAAGATGCAGTTCGCCAGTTGAATCAATACATCAACGAGATTACTGGCGCAGCAATTGGTCAGGGAGAGGAAGCGGAACGTCTAAAGTCTGGTGTTCCGAATCCTGGGACCGGTTTGTTTGGTGGCGACAGCCCGACTGTCTTCTTGTCAAAACTTAACAACACCGTCCGTGATTTGAGGCTTGCGGAAGCGCGATTGCAGTATATCAAGACTAAAGGCTTCAACATTCAAGACGTTGCGCTGGATGATATGCCGACGATCATGCGTAAACGTAAAGAACAAATCGTGAAAGACTTTGGTCTGGATGAAGCGCGGTCGGAAGATCGAGAAGTCTTGAAGAATCGTCTTGCTGCTGAATTTGGCTTGTTGAGGTAATCATGGCTGATGTAATCGATGAATTGCTATCTGGCAAGCCAAGCGCAGTCTCTAGGCAAGGCCCGGACGTTATAGAGGAATTGCTCACTCCGAAACGAGGACGACTGTTTTATCAAGAACAAGAAGCACTGGTGCGTTCAGCAGAAGCTGCGGCAAGACCGGCAACTGCATTGGCAGCAGGAGTCCCGACAGATATTCAGTCTGCAATCCGCGTATTTGCCAAGGCTAGGGGAATCCCAGAAGAACGTTATCGCATCATTCGTGGCGATATTTTCTATCAGGGAGACGATGGCAAGTTTTACGCAGAAGTTCCAGGCGCACTGAAAGCACCGATGACATCTGCTGCGTTTATTGCACCTGACATTGCTGAGATCATCCCAGGAATGGCAACAGGCATTGCAACTGCGCCTATGTTGCTAACCGGTCCTGGTGGAGCCGCTGCATCTATTGGTCTAACTGGTGCTGCTGGAACTGCTGCAAGCGCAGGAAGGCAGGCATTGGCTGGATTGCTAGGTGGACAGGAGTTCAGTCCGGGTCAGGCTATTGGTGCTGGCTTGATGGAAGCTGGAACGCAGTTGATCCCGTATGGCATGGGTAAAGTTGCACAGCGAAGCCTTGCCAGAGACATTTCTAGGCTTGATCCGCAACAGATCGCAGAATTGCAGAGGCTTGCTCAAGAGCAGGGCATCCAACTTACTCCTGGAGAGCTAACTAATCTTCCTAGTCTAAAAGCACAACAGAAAGTGCTTGGCAACATCCCTGGCGCACAGGATGTGCTTGGGACGTTCTACGGCAAGCGGTACACGGAGCAAATTCAGCCTGCCGTAGATAGGTTTTTGTCTAGCATCAGTCCGTTAGATGATCCGATGACCGCTGGTTATCGTGGTCAGCAGGCATTAAAGACTAGGCTTGAGTCATTGCAAACAGCAAGAGAACAGGCAGCTAAACCTATTTACGAGCAAGCATTCGAGAGTTCTCCACCGATTGACATCAGCGGAGTTGCCGCTTCGCTGGATCAGCGGATGAGAATTGCCAAGGGTGAAGAACTATCAGAACTGAAACGTATTCGGTCAATGCTTAACCGTGACGTTACTAGGCTGAATGCTCAAGGCGACGAGATCACCGAAACAGTGTTAGAGAACCGAGCACCAGCATTGCAGAGGGTAAAGTTTGCGATTGACAAGATGTTGCGAGGCGAAGCGGTTTCGTCTATGGATAAGACCATCCAGAATGAAATCGTTGGGATTCAGAATCAACTTGTCAGAACTATGGAGGACGCGATTCCTGAATATGGCTTAGCCAATCAGGAGTTTGCAAGGCTTTCAGAACCTATCAATCGGTTCATGGAGCGCCGACCTGGGTTGTCGCTCATCAACATGAGTCAAGACAATTTAGATCAGTTTGCTGGAAAGGTGTTCGGGTTGACGACCCCAGCATCTCCGCAATCAATCAGGTACACAAGACAACAGATTGAGCAATCAGGTCCGAATGGCCCTATCATCTGGAATGAAGTAACTCGCTCTTACCTTGAAAGCGTTTGGCAAAAGGCAATGAAGCCGACTGCTGGGGCAACAGAGGCAAAGGTTGACGCTGGGTTGTCGTTTAGGAATATGTTGCTTGGTGATGAAAAACGAGTCAAAGCCCTGCAAGCTGCAATGAGTCCGCAACAGTTTGCCGCTCTGAATGATCTGTCTCGCGTGTTGGAAGCTGCTGGTAGAGTGAAAAAACTTGGGTCGGATACAGCGTTTAACAATCTTGTTTTGCAAGACATGAAAGAAACTGTGCCTGGGTTGCTTACTAAAGCACTGACCCCTGTTAAGTCGCTGCAAGATTACTTCTCGCGTGAATCGTTCATGAAGAACGCAGATGTATTAGCAGAGATTGTTACGAGTCCAGATGGAATTGCAAGGATGCGTGAGCTTAAAAAGTTAAGTCCGCAACAACCTAAATTCTGGTCTGGGTTAGCGCAAGTGCTTGCAAGTACCGGATCGTTTGCAGCATCTGAAGCATTGGAATAGAAATGTCAAAAGATAAACTTTCAGAGTACAGCACTACTGCTGGCAGCAACACTGACATTGGCGGGATCAACATCGATGAGGGGTGTAGCCCGGCCAACCTCAACAATGCCATTAGAACGCTTATGGCGCAGTTGCGGGACTTCCAGCTAGGCAATCAAACTGCCAATTCGCTGTCTGTTGCGGGTGGTGGGACAGGCTTAACGTCTCCCGGTACATCCGGCAACGTCCTAACGTCTAACGGATCAGCTTGGGTGTCATCCACTCCCACTTACGTTCCAACCGGCGGGATGATGATGTGGGGGACTGCATCTGCTCCTACGGGATATCTGCTGTGCAACGGTGCTGCGGTGTCTCGGACTACTTATTCCGCGCTGTTTGCGGTGATTGGCACTGCATTCGGCGCAGGTGACGGGTCTACTACGTTCACGTTGCCAGACTTCCGTGATCGTTTCCCTGTCGGGGCTGGGACGACGTATTCTGCTAACTCAACGGGCGGTAGTGCTAATTCCACTCTGCCCGCTCACAATCACACAGGGACAACGGATTCCGCTGGGAGCCACCAGCATTCGGCCACGGTTTATCGGCAGAATGGGTCTAATGCTCAATATGATGGGTTTGGCGCATACTCTGATGCTGACGTTTCTGGGACAGCAACAACGCAATCTGCTGGGGCGCATCAGCATACGTTTACAACGAGCCAGTCTGGATCGTCTAACGTTGGCACCAACCTCCCACCCTACCTGGGTGTTTACTTCATCATTAAGACATGACAACCGCGAACGAAGTCGAGGCAAAGCTGATGACGCATGAACAAGTTTGCGCGGTGCGGTATGAAGGTATCAATGCGCGGCTGAAGCGTCTTGAGCAAATCTTGATCGGCAGTGCAGCGTTTATCATTGCGCTGTTGCTGGGAATTGTCATGAAGGTGTGAGATGGTAGAGATCGCGGTCGCACTTGCTGCTGCACAGGCTGCGGTCGCAGGCATAAAGCAAGCCATTCAGGTCGGCAAAGACGCCAAAGACTGCCTGGGTGACTTTATGAAGTTGTTTGACGCACAGGATCAAATCCAGAAAGCGTCAACGGAGGAACGTTCTAAGCTGCCAGAAGAAAAGCAGAAGTCGGCAATGTCCGAGGCTCTGGAGTCTGTCATTGCGGCAAAGAAGATCCGCGAGATGACGGACGAACTCAAGCAGCATCTCATCTGGTCAGGTCAGGCAGATGTTTGGGACGAGATCCAGCGCGAACACAATGCTGTGATTCAGCGACGGAAGGCTGCGGAACTTGCGGCGAAGAAGAAAGCAGAAGAAGAAGCCGCGCTACGACTGAAGCAGAGAAAAGAACGGATGCTGCTGTTTGTGGTTCTCAGCACTGGCGGCATCATCCTCTATCATCTAGTCAACTACATCATTGACACATGGCCGGGACGATAAAGGTTCTGGTGTTTGTCATGCTCGCCATCGTGCTGATGATGGTGACGTTAGCGGAGATCAGCCAATGAATACAGAGCAGATTGAAGTTAGAACGTGGTCGGTAGTAGTGCTGACGCTGAACTTTATTCTGTTCGGCAGTGTTGCTGCGATTCTGTATGCGGTGATGTTTGTCGAGCATGACTTAGAACGAATCAGCCCGATAGACCAACAGTTTCTAGCAATCCTGAAAGACATTATGTTGTTGTGTATCGGTGCTGTCGGTGGATTGGTGGGCCGGAAGGGTGCCTATGCCGCAGCTAACATGGTCTCAAAGAAAGGGGACGACGATGCTTCCACTAGGCCCGCTGCTTGAGGTTGGCAGCAAGATTCTTGACCGAGTGCTGCCAGATCAGGCGGCAGCGGAGAAGGCCAAGCAAGAGTTAGCAAAACTCCACCAAGACGGTGAGCTTGCAAAGCTAGCCAACGACACAAAGCTATTTGAGATTGAGCAGAACAACCTGACTGACAGGTTAAAAGCGGATATGGCTAGCGATAGCTGGCTGTCAAAGAACATCCGACCGATGACGCTGATCGCTATCCTGCTGGGTTATTTTACGTTTGCGATGATGTCAGCGTTTGAGAAGAACACGAATCAGGCATACGTTGAGCTTCTGGGTCAATGGGGGATGCTCATCATGAGCTTCTATTTTGGCGGCAGAACGCTTGAGAAAATCATCGACATGAAAGCTAAGAAATGATTGACACCTGGAAAGACTCGCTCACTCGCGTCCTCCATCACGAAGGGGGTTTTGTCAACCACAAGGACGATCCGGGTGGCGCTACTAACCACGGATGCACCCAAAAAGTGTGGGAGGAGTGGTGCGGTCATCCTGTCAGCATTGATGACATGAAGGCACTGACGCACGACGACGTTGCGCCGATCTATAAGACTAAGTATTGGGACAAGATCAAAGGTGACGATCTGCCATCAGGAGTCGATTACTGCGTGTTTGACGCATCGATCAACTCGGGTGCTGGCAGAGCATCAAAGTGGCTGCAAGAATGCGTAGGAGTCCAACCAGACGGTGTTATCGGGCCGATGACGCTGAGGGTTGCACAGGCAATGGTTCCTGCTGATCTTATCAATATGTACTGCGACAAGCGTCTAGCGTTCCTGAAGGAACTGAAGACCTGGGATGTGTTCGGGAAAGGCTGGGAACGGAGGGTGGAGGAGGTCCGTTCCCATGCGCTCACAATGATCGCAAAAGCCGGTTGATGTACCACTGAGCCTTCTCAAGATCCTCTCTGCCGTTTTTCTTCTTCCACCTCCAGAGATACTTGATAGCGTTACCGGTGCAGAAAGCCTCGACACCTTGCAGTCCTTCCGTAGCGACTGCAATGGCATCGATGCACTCTACCGCACCCTTGTAGTGGTCGGGGTTGGTCGGATCAGAAGGCTGGCCCATCGTCTCGTCCCTTCGGTTCAGCTAGAGTTGCCCAGCCATCCCAGCCAACAGGGACAGCCTCCATTTTTAGCGTCAGACCTTTCGGGCCTTGCATGACAACGCCTATCTTCTGCCAGCGTTTCTTCTCCTCTCCCTGCTTGTTGGTGTAGGTTCCGGTTGTAGCAATTACTTCGTAGGCGATGGGCATAGTTTCTCCATGAGGTTTTGTGCTTCGGTTAGAAATTCTTTGACCTTACTTTCAAACTTCTCGATGTCCTCCTGTGTTGGTTGGAACCTGACGACGAACAACTGTAGGTGCTCTGGGAACCTGTCATCGAATGATACGAAGTCTGAGTGCATGACAACTGAGCCAGCATCTGCGGGACGTACTTTGCCGGTGGCTTGCCAGACTGGATGTACTCCAGGTGAGTGGTTGAGCGTGGGCATTTGATTTCAACCAATCCATCCGTCCCGACCAGAGCATCCGGGCTGGCACCAAACCAACGAATGAGCGGGTGCTTGATAAACCCAACGTCATCCGTCAACTCGTGTGATGCCTGATACGCTGCCTTTGCCAGAGGCTCTGTGTCGATGCCGCGCTGCATATCAACGTTGACAAACGAATCCTGCGCTCGACCCGTCAATCGCTCCGTGACTATCTGGGTCAGGTAGCCTTTGCGAGCCATCGTGTCCTTTCCTGCAAGGATGTCGCTTGCACGAGATCCGGTCGCGTGCCCGAGTCTGTCCTGATACCACTCTGCGGTGCGCTGTTCCATTACCGATCCCCAGCGATGTAGCGGTTGAAGTAATCAAGCGACTGTTCCTCGAAGTCAGCAGGGTCTACATACTCCAGAACCCGCTGAGAGCGCCCAGACGATGCTTTCCTGCGTCCGGTAGGCATGAGATAGCCTTTGCGTACCAGAGGCGCTATGCGGGGCGTTATCGTGTTCAGAGGAAGCCCTGGCAGGCGCTTGGCGAGTTCTTCCGCTGTGAGTCCTTTCTTGGCTGACTTGAACTCCTCCAGCACGATCATTTCGATTCGGCTTGCATTGATGCTTGCAGCGGATTCGTGACTGGTGTCTGGGTCAGTGTGTCGTGCGAGTCCAGGCCAACTCATAGCTTCACCTCCAGAAACTTTGGCAACTCTGCAAACAGGACTAGTTCAAACTCAAATCCGGTTTCAGTCTTGACGATGATCTTTCGTGTCGAGTAGGGGCCGGATGGGATTTCCTGCGTTTCAATTGCGCCGATCTCGACA